ATACAAAAAAAGGAAAGCAGCACAGTAAGCAACCAAAGAAAACTGCAAGAAAAACAAGAGCTTACAGAAAAGTAAAATGAAAGAAGGATATATAAAAAGAGCTACATCAACTATACCATTTGGTTATGCGATAGATGATGAGTCTAGTTCTTTTCTTAAACCTATTGAAACAGAGTTAGAAGCTTTGCAGATTGCAGAGAACATGGTAGTCAACGAAGAGATATCGTTACAGGCTGCATGTGATTGGTTAGAATACAAGACGGACAGACGCATGTCTGCTCCGGGACTTAAAAAACACATAGATAAAAAATATGGATTACGAAGCGAAAGATTGGGAACTGAACCCACATCTTTACTTGCAAGATAAAGACGGTAATTTTGTAAGAAAGAAAGATGGTACGCCTCGTAAGAAAGCAGGTAGACCTAAAACAGATACTGAGAAAGCGATTAAGTCTGCTCGTTCTACTATAAGTAGAAAACAAAGAAACATTCAAAAGTTAGAACAAAAGCTTAACAATGCTAAAAGTTCTTTTAAAAAACAAAAAGAAACAATTGAAAAGCTGGACAATACTAAAGAAGGTATTGTTACAGAAAGTGATTTAGACACATTACCCAAAGCTGTAAAAGAAGTACTTGATAATCATCATGTATTCTTCCACGCTAACGAAGGTCCACAGACAGACTTCCTTGCTGCTGGTGAGAAAGATGTATTATACGGTGGAGCTGCTGGTGGTGGTAAATCATATGCCATGATTGTTGACCCATTAAGATACGCACACAGGTCTGCACACAGAGCTTTGATACTTAGAAGGTCTATGCCAGAGCTTCGTGAGATGATTGATAAGTCTCGTGAACTATATCCACAAGCATTTCCCGGTGCTAAGTTCAGAGAAGTAGAAAAGCTTTGGAACTTTCCAAGCGGTGCAAAGGTAGAGTTTGGATTTTTGGAACGAGATGCAGATGTATATAGATATCAAGGACAAGCATATAGTTGGATAGGGTTTGATGAGATAACACATTTACCCACAGAGTTCAGTTGGAACTATCTTGCTTCACGTCTTAGAACAACAGACAAAGAAATAGAAACATACTTACGCTGTACTGCTAACCCCGGTGGAGTTGGTTCTCATTGGGTAAAGAAAAGGTATATAGAACCAAACGAATCAAACAAATCATTTAAAGGTGCAGATGGATTAACACGTAAGTTTATTCCTGCTAAGTTAGCTGACAACCCATACCTTGCAGAAGATGGTATCTATGAACAGATGCTTAAATCTTTACCACCTATACAACGTAGACAGCTCTTAGAAGGTAACTGGGACGTAGCTGAAGGAGCTGCATTTGTTGAATTTAGTCCTGAACATCATATAATCACACCATTTGAACTGCCTATACATTGGGAAAGAGTCAAAGCAGTTGACTATGGATATGCTGCAGAAAGTTGTTGTTTGTGGGGAATAATGGATATAAATGACAATACTTTGATAATTTATAGAGAATTATACAAAAAAGGCTTGACAGGTGAAGAATTAGGTGCTATAATAACAGATATGGAGAGTGAAGACCCGTTCTCGGTAAACGGTGTCTTAGATACTGCAGCGTGGGCAAGAACAGGAACAACTGGTCCAACTGTAGGAGAAAGTTTAATTAAAGCTGGTCATAAGTTAAGACGAGCTGATAAGAATAGAATACAAGGTAAGATACAAGTACACGAGTATTTAAAGGTTAGAGAGAATGGTAGACCTAAGTTACAGATATTTAATACATGTCCTAACTTAATAAGAGAGTTACAGTCTATACCACTATCTAAAACTAACCCTGAAGATGTAGATACAAAAGCTTCAGACCACGCATATGATGCATTACGTTATATGATAATGAGTAGACCAAGAATGGAAAGCCCATTAGAACGTATGAGAGGTTTAAAACGTGAAATGTATAGACCAGTAGACTCAACCTTTGGTTATTAAAATATATGGCAGAAGATAGAAATACATTTTTAAACGCTGATAGCATCTACGAAGAAGTTGAAGGAGAGTCTGGAGTAACACTTACTCTTGAAGAAGACCAACAAAGAAATCTTATTGGTATTATTAAAGGACGTTATGCTCAAGCTGAAGAAGCTAGACAAACTGATGAGACTCGTTGGTTAAAAGCATATGAGAACTATAGAGGTCTTTATGCTAAAAGTGTTAAGTTTAGAGAATCTGAAAAGTCTAGAGTCTTTGTAAAAGTTACTAAGACTAAAGTACTTGCAGCCTTTGGACAACTTGTTGATGTTATATTTGGTACAGGTAAATTTCCAATAGGAATTGCTGAAACTAAAATAGCAGAAGGTGAAACAAACTTTGCACATCTTGATACATCAAACCCTACACCCGGTTTAGAAACTAGCGAATCTGAAATACCAGACGATATTGGAAATAGAGAATTAGAAAATCCATATGATATTGGATATGAAGGAGACGGTAAAACTTTAAAACCCGGTGCAAGTTTTTACAACGGTATGTTTGAAGATAGTCTTGAAGACCAAGCTAAAGAAGCTGGTATTCTTAAAGACGGTACAAGTCCTGACCCACAAAAAATTGAAGTATCTCCTGCACAAAGAGCTGCAAGAAGAATGGAGAAACTTATCCATGACCAGATTGAAGAATCAAATGGAAACTCAGAATTAAGAAATGCTCTTTTAGAATCTGCTTTACTTGGTACAGGGATTGTAAAAGGACCATTTAATTTTAACAAGAAACTTCACAAGTGGGACAAAGATGAAGAAGGTAACAGAACCTATAACCCTTTAGAAGTTAGAGTACCTAGAATAGAGTTTGTTAGTTGTTGGGATTTTTATCCAGACCCTAACGCTACTAACATGGAAGAGTGTGAGTATGTAATACATAGACACAAGATGAACAGAAGTCAATTAAGGCAGTTACGTAATATGCCTTACTTTAATGACGATGCAATACGTAGTGCTATTCAAATGGGTGCTAATTACGTAGAGAAAGATTTTGAAAGCCAGTTAAAAGATGATGCTAGAAGTGACGAAGATATAAACAGTAGTTATGAAGTCTTAGAATACTGGGGAATGATGGATGCAGAATATGCAAGAGAAGTAGGAATCGACTTACCCGACAGTGTTGATGACTTAGATGAAGTACAAGTAAACATATGGACATGTGGTACTTACTTGTTAAGGGCTGTACTTAATCCATTTACTCCATATAGAATACCATACAATGCTTTCCCATACGAAAGAAACCCATACAACTTCTTTGGTATTGGTGTAGCAGAGAATATGGATGATTCACAACAGATTATGAACGGTCATGCAAGAATGGCTATAGATAACTTAGCAATGTCTGGTTCTCTAGTGTTTGATGTAGATGAGTCTGCTTTAGTCGGTGGACAGTCAATGGAAATATATCCGGGTAAAGTCTTTAGAAGACAAGCTGGAATGCCGGGACAAGCTATACACGGTTTAAAATTTCCTAATACATCACAAGAAAACTTAATGATGTTTGATAAGTTTAGACAACTTGCAGATGAACAAACAGGTATACCTAGTTATTCACACGGTCAAACAGGTGTTCAAAGTATGACAAGGACTGCTTCTGGTATGTCTATGTTACTTGGAGCATCAAGTTTAAATATTAAAACAGTTATCAAAAACCTTGATGACTTTTTATTAAAGCCACTAGGGGAGTCTTACTTCCAGTGGAACATGCAATTCCTAGAAGATGAGTTGGATGTTAAAGGTGATTTAGAAGTTAAAGCTACTGGAACAAATAGCTTGATGCAAAAAGAAGTTAGAAGTCAAAGACTTACTATGTTCTTACAAACTGCACAAAGTCCTGCTATTGCTCCATTTGTTAAGATTTCTAAACTCGTTAGTGAACTTGCCTACAGCTTAGACTTAGACCCTGATGAAATACTCAATGACCCTGAAGAAGCTGCAATCATGGCACAAATAATAGGAATGCAGAATGCTGGACAAACAAATGGCGAGGAAGCTCAACCCGGTGGTGAACAGCCCCCAATGGGAGGACCTCAAGGAGTACCTCAACAACCTCAAGAACTTGGAGCTACAGGCACTGGCGGTGGCAACATCGGAACAGGAAATGTACCGGTTGCAGGGGAGAGTGAGTTCTCTGGTACGGTTGGAGCAACTGGACAAGCAGGTTAAAGAAGCAATTAATAGGAAGGAAGAAGTATAATGTTACTACAAGATGATAAAAAAAGAATGGGTTATACAGACGGTGAAAAAGTTGTAGACCCTATGAAAGAAGCTATAAATAATATAATGGGTTTAGGAGTTTCAAAAGAAGAAGTAAATATTATACAAAATAATACTATGTCTTCTCCTGAAGTAAGAAAAATTATTAATAGAGTAGAAAAAGAAACCAGTGCAGAACCCGGAAATGTCTTCAGTGTTTTTAATATGATTGCTAAAAAAGAAAAAGAAGAAAGAACAGGAATGAAAGATGGTGGTCCGGGTATAGAAGCTCTTAGAAAAAAAGCACCAGAAGTTGTTGAACGTATGGGTTATGAAAAAGGTGGAGAAATAGATAATCAAATGTTAATGGTTATGTCACCACCAATGGAATCTGAAATGGAATCAGACGATGACATGGAAGATAACTACACAAGATTTATAATGGAAGAAGCATTAAGCGAAGAAGAAGAAGATATGCTAACTTCCAAACTAGAACAAGACGAGGAACTATCTATGTTATTTGATAAGATAATAGATGTTGCTCAAGAATTTGCTGGGTCTGGTCCTGTTAATGGTCCGGGTTCAGGAGTCTCTGACAGTATACCTGCTAGGTTGTCTGACGGAGAATTTGTCTTTACTGCAAAAGCTGTAGAAGAAATCGGAGAAGACGCTTTAATGTCTATGATGAAAGACGCTGAAGCTAAAGCAGATGAAAGACAAGGTTTAGCAGAAGGTGGAATGCCAGAAGAAGAACCTACAGTACAACCTTTGTTAAGTCAATCAGGAATAGTTCAGGATGACCCGACTGTTCAAGATGAATTAACAAAGCGTACTATTGGTGGTTCTAAAAGCTACATCCAAAGCTAAACAAACTAACGATAAAGCCACCCTATTAGCGTAGGCACTTTATCATTTTAATAACCGAAAGGCTACCTTTACAAACAAGCCCTCTAGTCGACATAGAGCTACCTTGTGAAACAAGCCCTGAGTAGGAGAAAAAGAATATGACTAATACAGTCCAACAGGAAGAACAAGCGAATCCTTATAACGCAAAGAAAGATTACCACGTAGAAGATAAACCTTTTACCCCTGCTAATCAATTATATTTTGAAGAGCCTTCTGAAAAGAATAAACTCTTTGATAGTGATGACATTACTGAAGTTAAGTCTACAGATAATGTTAAAACAGAAAATCTGGATACTCCTTATAAGAAACCAGATTATAAAAAAAGATATGATGATTTAAAAAAGCATTACGATAGTAAGCTTAACGAGTTTAAATCTAGAGAACAAGAGTTAATTGAAGAGGCTACTAGTAATAGAACCGAATACAAAGCTCCTAAATCTCCAGAAGAACTAGAAGAGTTTAAAAATAACTATCCTGATGTTTATGAAGTCGTAGAAACCGTTGCTCATATGCAATCGGAGACTAAAGCAAAAGTTCTAGAAGAACGCCTTAGTAAACTCCAAGAACGTGAGAATCAGTTAGTACGACAGAGTGCAGAGAAAAGATTAATGGAAAGACATCCTGATTTTGAAGATATCAGAAATAGCGATGACTTTCATGGTTGGGCAAAAGAACAGCCTAAGTCTATCCAAGACTGGATATACTCAAACGCTGACGATGCTGACCTAGCTTCACGTGCATTAGACTTGTTTAAAAAGGATTTTGGAATTGAACCTACTAAGACTGAGTCATCTTCTAAACAGACTAGAAAATCTGCTGCTGATATGGTTTCTACTAAAACAAAAAGTATAGAACCTAATCAACAAAAGGTTTGGTCTGAAAGGGAGATTGCTGCAATGAGTGTTGCTGAATTTGATAAATACGAAAAGGAAATATCAGATGCAATGCAAGAAGGCAGAATCGTAAAATAACTATTATAACTTAAAGGAAAAATATCATGGCTCAATTTTTTGAACCCTCAACTGATACCGATGCAAACTTTGCAAACTCCGTAAGTGGACAAACTAATAGTTTCTTCCTACCTTCCATATACTCTAAGAAAGTTCTTAACTTCTTTAGAAAGGCAAGTGTAGTTGAAGCTATTACTAACACCGACTATGCCGGTGAGATATCTGCTTTTGGAGACTCTGTAAAAATCATTGGTGAACCAGTAATCTCTGTATCTGACTATACAAGAGGTTCTGACACAACTGCAACTAAACTAACTGATGCTGAAACAACTCTTGTTGTTGATAGTGCTAAAGCTTTCAAATTCATCGTAGATGATATTGAAACTAAAATGTCACACGTCAACTTCAAAGAAGTAGCTTCATCATCTGCTGCGTATGCTCTTAAAGATGCTTATGACCAAGCTGTACTAGCAACTATGTTTGCTGGTTGTTCAGCTTCATCACCTGACCATATCATTGGTTCAGACAGTGCAACTGCTGATGCAACTTTATCACACGCAACTAACTCTGTAGACCTATTAGGTTCAGACGGAACTGGTGTAGATGCAATTGACCTTATGGCAAGATTTGCTAAACTATTAGACGAACAGAATGTACCTGAAGAAGGTAGATGGTTCGTAGCTCCTCCTTCATTCTATGAAGAATTAGCTAAAGCTGACTCCAAGTTAATGTCTGTTGACTTTAACGCTGGACAAGGTTCTATCAGAAATGGTTTAGTATCAAGTGGTAAACTAAGAGGATTTGACATGTACAAATCTAACAATGTTGCTGCTACATCTAACGCTACTGGTAAATGTATGGCTGGTCACATTTCATCAACTGCTACTGCTAATACTATTCTTTCAACTGAAGTGTTGAGAGACCCATCATCATTTGGTGATATAGTAAGAGGCTTACATGTCTATGGTGCGAAAGTACTTAGAGATGACGCTTTATGTAGTGCATTCTACGTGATTGACTAAGTTGTCAAAACTCGGGGGGTCTTAACAGACCCTCCACTTTTTAAATTAAAGGAGAAAATATGTACGGTAAAGATAAAAGAATGAAGAAGATGGGTGGTGGATATGCTGACATGATGAGAAAGAAAAAAGGCATGGGTGGACGTGCTACATATGCATATGGTGGAGATGTTAAGATGGACGGATGCCAACCTGTATATAAAGGAACACCTAAAGCTAAAGCTAACTAATTATGAAAGTTAAAGCACCAAAAGGACACCATTGGATGAAACAAAAAAATGGTACGTTTAAATTAATGAAACACACAGGTAAGTTTGTAAAACACAAGGGTGCAAGTTTAGAAGCAAACTTTCCAATTCAAAAGGTTCACAAAAAATAATGGCTACAACATATCTTGACATAACAAACGAAGTATTAAGAGAACTTAATGAAATACCTTTAACGTCTGCAAACTTTGCAACTGCTGTAGGTCTTCAAAAGTTTGTAAAAGATAGTGTAAACAAAGCAATCTTTGATATAGCCAACGAAGAACCACAATTACCTTTCTTTGCTGCAGGAGCAAGTGGTACTACTGACCCTTTCTATGGGAACGTAACTGTACCTACCGTAGCAGGAACAAGATGGTACACTTTAAAAGATGGTAGTTCTAGTATCACTACAGACTACTCATCAATAGATTGGGATGACTTTTATGTTACAACAATCAATGTAGATGGAGAAACAACACCTTATGTCTCTAAAGGTTTAAAGTTTCTTACACATACAGACTGGACAAGATACTACAGAGACAGTGAGAATGCAGATGATGCAGATACTCAAAACCATGGAGAGCCTAGATTTGTTATCAAGTCTCCTGACAATAGAAAGTTTGGATTAAGTCCAATACCTGATAAGGTTTATAATATACACTTTTATGCTTTTGTAAGACCGACTGCGTTATCAGCATATGATGACACAATCACTTTACCAGAGCAATACAGTAATATAATAACAGCTAGAGTTCGTTATTACATTTGGCAGTTTAAAGAAAGCCCACAACAAGCAGCTTTCGCATTGGATGATTATAAGAAAGGAATGAAGTATATGAAATCTAATCTTATGAATCCAGCTCCAAAGTATATGACAGACGATAGAACTTACTTTTAAAATATGGCACGTTCACAACCATTTACAGTAGCATGTGCTGGAGGTTTAGTAAACTCTGCAAACGCAATAGACTTACTAAGAACTCCCGGAGTAGCTACAGAACTTAGAAACTTTGAAGTCTCTATAGAGGGTGGTTATAGACGTATTAATGGTTATACAAAGTTTGGAACTAATCAACCAACAGGAAGTACTACCAATATATTAGGTGTTATGCCTTATGCTGATGGAGTTGTTGTTTGTGCAGGTACTGATATATACTTTACACAAGACGGAACTACTTACTTACAGATAAACAAAGTATCTCATAGTAGTGGAGATAACTACTCAACCTTTACAGGAAGAAGTGTTACAGCTAGAACTGGACAAGGGCAAGTACAATTTGCAATGTTTGAAGGTGCTGCACAAGATTACGGTACAATAATTATAGCTGACGGAGCTAATAAACCTTTTAGTTTTAGAATGGAAGGTACTGGAGATTTAAGTGCTAGAACTTATTTTACAGAAGAAGTAACAGTTACAGGAACTAAACACGCTACCTTTGTAACTTCACATGACCATCACTTAATAGCTGCTGGTGTAGAAGATAACGAGAATACAGTTTACTATAGTGTTTACAATGACCCTTTAGACTTTGGTGGTACTGGAGCAGGAGCTGTAACTATCTCAGATAAAGTTGTAGGAGTTAGAGGTTTCCGTCAAGACTTATTTATATTTTGTGAAAATAGTATTCATAAACTTATAAACATAAATAATAGTCAAACTGTAGCAGTTGTACCTGTTGCAGAGAACGTAGGTTGTTTAAGTGGTTACAGTATTCAAGAGATTGGTGGTGACTTAATATTCTTAGCACCGGATGGATTAAGAACAGTTGCTGGTACAGCGAGAATTGGTGACGTTGAGTTAGGTACAGTTAGTAAAGCTATACAGCCAACTGTTACAGACTTAGCAAACAATATAAATTTATACACGATTAGTAGTGTAGTATTAAGAGAAAAATCACAATACAGATTATTCTATACAAATACAGGAGCTGATAACACAGCTCAAAGAGGAATCATAGGCACATTAAGACCTGATGGGTTTCAGTGGTCAGAGACTAGAGGAATAGAAGTCACAGCTATAGGTTCAGGATTTAACACAGACGGTATAGAAAAGTACTATCATGGAGATACAGACGGATATATTTATTCCCATGATACAGGAAATAACTTTGATGGTAACGAAGTTTTAGCAAGATATGAAACACCTAACTATGATTATGGTGATTTAGGAACTTTAAAAACTTTACACTACCTTAGAGTTTCTGCAAGTGCTGAAGGTGTCGTAGAACCAAACGTACAAGTTAGATTTGATTATAGTAGTACAGACGTACCACAACCAGCAGATTTATTTGACTTAGGAATCATAGACCCTCCTTCTAAGTTTAGTGATGCTGTATTTGGTACTAACGTATTTGGTGGAGCTTCTAATCCGTTGATAAGAGTTCCGTTACAAGGAAGTGGGACAAGTAATAATTTTACAGTAATTAGTGAGGATACAAAAGCACCCTATACAATTAATGGGTTTTATGTAGACTATATACCTTCAGGCAGGAGATAAAAACAAATGGCAATAACAAAAGTAACAAGAACTCTTTTAAGTACGGGTATTGTAGATAATAGTAATGCTACAGCTATAACAATTGATAGTAGTGAGAATGTTGGAATTGGAACGAGTAGTCCTACATCAGCTTTAGACGTAACAGGTACAGCCACAATGGATGGGTTGACTGTTGATGGTTCAGCAGGTTTTGGAGTTACAGCTCCTAGTATATCTGAGGGATATCAAATACATACAGATACAGTTGGAAATGGAGTTTGGGGTGGTTTTGGCAATGTTTATTTAACCTCAAATTATAAGTTTAATTCTACTAATAAATTTGCAGGTACTGGATATGCTCAACTATTGGAAGCTGTGCCTTCCTCAGGTGCTTTTACATTTAAAACTTCTTCAGCATCAGGAACAGCAGACGCAACTGCAACAATGCAAAACAGGCTTAATATAGCTACAACAGGAGACATCTCCTTCTACGATGACACAGGAACTAGCCAAGCTCTATTCTGGGATGCAAGTGCTGAACGATTGGGAATTGGAACGACTAGTCCTAGTGCTAATTTACATATTGGAAATACAGGAGGTGCTGCTGAACTTTGGTTGCAGAGAACTGATGGATATAACGCTGTAAAATTATATGGTTCTACATTGGGAGATGGTCAAGGTTTTAAAATTAATGTTAATAATGGAGACAGGTTTGCCATAGACTCATCAGGTAATGTTGGAATTGGAACTGATAGTCCTTCTGGAGTTTTACATTTAAGAGATACCACACCACATTTATACATACAATCTGATGATGGACAATCAAGTAAACTTTTATTTGGAGATGCAGCAGATAATAGTAGAGGTGGTTTTGAATATACATCAAGTGATGCAATGATATTCATGACAAATAATTTGTCAGAAAAAATGAGAATAGACTCATCAGGTAATGTTGGAATTGGAACGAGTAGTCCTTCTGCCACGCTTCATGTAGCATCTTCTTCTGCAAAAATAGCTGAATTTGAAAGGATTGGAAATCAGGTTTTTGATTTAACAATTTCAGATATTGGTGAAGGTGCTGGTCAATTATGGTTCAATGCTCAAACAAACGATACTGGATTTAATTTTAGACCAAAAAGCTCAGGCGGAACAAATACAAATGCTTTATATATAGCTCCTGATGGAGACATTGGAATTGGAACTAGTAGTCCTACTGATAGTTACAACTATGGTAAGACGTTAGATATACATGGCTCAACTGGTGCTGTTACATACTTAAGAGATTCTGATGCTACAAGTAATTTTGGTTTTTTAGCCTATGATGGCGGTACTACAAATAGATGTGTTATTGGCGGGGGTGGTGCTGCTTATTTGAGATTTATTTCGGCTGGTGCAGAATGTGGAAGATTTGATAACGAAGGCAATTTTTTAATAGGAAAAACAACACACAATGTAAATAATACTCAAGGTGTAGATATAACAACCGAAGGAGCAGTGGTAGCTACTAATGATGGTGGTGTTAGTTTCTTAGCTAATAGAACAGGCTCTGATGGACAGACTTTCTTATTTAGAAGGCAAAATGTAACTGTTGGCTCTATATCTGTAACAGGCTCAGCCACAACTTATGCAACATCTTCAGACTATAGATTAAAAGAAAATGTAGATTATGATTTTACTGCTCTTGATAGAGTTGCACAATTAAAACCAGCTAGGTTTAATTTTATAGCCACCCCAACTGTTACGGTTGATGGGTTTGTGGCTCACGAAGTACAAGATATAGTTCCTGAAGCTATTATAGGTGAAAAAGATGCAGTTGATGATGAAGGTAATCCTGAATATCAAGGCATAGACCAAAGCAAACTTGTACCTCTTTTAACCAAAGCTATACAAGAGTTGTCCGACAAAGTGGACAATCAACAAACAATCATAGACGATTTAAAAACTAGAATAGAAACATTGGAGAATGCATAATGGCAGGATATACAAGACAAAGTACTTTTGCAGACGGAGATACAATTACTGCTGCTTTATTCAATAACGAATATAACCAATTAGTAAATGCATTCAGTAACACATCAGGTCACAGCCATGATGGTACAGCAGCAAGTGGACCAGTTATAGGATTAATTGGTGACGCTGGTGAAACTTCTCCAAACAACAAAGTCTTAATAGACACAACAAACAACTACATAGAATTTTATGTTGAAGTATCTTCAGCATCTGTACAACAACTGTATATAGCTGATGGTGCTATTATACCGGTAACAGATAGTGATATAGATTTAGGTACAACAAGTTTAAGATTCAAAGATACATATACAGATACAATCACAACTACAGGTAATGTAGATGTTGGTGGTAATCTAACAGTTACAGGTACTACAACTTTTAACGGTGGTACAATCACTATGGGTGATGCAGCTACTGATAACGTAGTATTTGGTGCTGACGTAGACTCAAACATTATACCTGATGACGATGACAGCTATGACCTAGGTAGTTCTTCACAAGAGTGGAGAAACCTTTACATAGATGGTACTGCAAACATTGATAGCCTTGTAGCTGATACAGCAGACATTAACGGTGGTACTATTGATGGTACTGTTATTGGTGGTTCTACTCCGGCAGCTATTACAGGTACAGCCATTACAGGTACAAGCTTTGTAATTGGTAGTGCTGATATCTCTGAAGCAGAACTAGAAATACTAGACGGTGCTACAGTAACTACAGATGAACTTAATATCCTTGATGGAGTTACAGCTACAACTGCAGAACTTAATCTCATGGATGGTGTTACAAGCACTACAGCAGAGTTAAACATCCTTGACGGTGTTACAAGTACAGCAGCAGAATTAAACATACTTGATGGAGTTACATCAACTGCAGCAGAACTAAATATCCTAGATGGCGTTACAAGCACTGCTGCTGAATTAAATTTATTAGATGGAGTAACTGCTACAACTGATGAATTAAACATCTTAGATGGCGTTACAGCGAGTGCAGGAGACATTAACTTAGTAGACGGTATAACTAACGGAACAGTTATAGCAAGTAAAGCAATTATTACAGATGCTAACAAAGATATCAGTGGTGGTAGAAACATTACTATCTCTGGAGAACTTGATGCAGGTTCACTTGACATATCAGGCGATGCTGACATTGATGGAACTTTAGAAGCTGATGCAATCACTATAGGTGGTATAACTCTAGCAGAAACTATATCAGATACTGTTGGAGCAATGGTATCTTCAAACACAGAAACAAACATAACAGTTAGTTACGATGATGCTGACAATACATTAGACTTCGTAATTGGCACACTTAACCAAGATACAACTGGTAACGCTGCAACAGCTACAGCTTTAGAAACAGCTAGAACTATTCATGGTGTATCATTCGATGGTACAGCTAACATAGACTTATCAGAAGTTATAGCTGATACAGTTGGTGCAATGGTATCAAGTAATACTGAAACAAATATTACAGTAGCTTACCAAGACGATGACAATACTTTAGACTTTACAATCGGTACACTGAATCAAGATACTACAGGTAATGCAGCTACTGCAACAGCTTTAGAGACTGCAAGAACTATAGGTGGTGTAAGCTTTGATGGTACTGCTAATATAGTACCTACAACTTTTAACGCTGCTACATTCTCTGGAGACTTGAATGTTGACAGTGGTGTATTGTTTGCAGATGTTAGTACTAATAGAGTTGGTATCAATCAAACTACTCCTGATGTCTCATTAGACTTAGGAGCTAATACAGATGCTGTACATGTCCCAGTAGGTACAACAGCTCAAAGACCCGGAAGTCCTGCAGCAGGTTACTTTAGATATAACACAACTACAAGTGGCTTTGAAGGCTATACAGACTCTTGGGGTTCAATTGGTGGTGGTGGTACTGCTCCTATTTTAAATACTATGACAGGAGATGGTAGTGATACAACACTTACACTTACTTCTGCACCAGTTAATGAAAATGCTACCGTAGTTACTATTGATGGTGTTCTTCAACATAAAGATACTTATTCTATATCTGGAACAACTTTAACATTCTCTGAAGCTCCTCCAACAGGAACAGCAGTAGAATGTATAACATGGGTAAACACTACTGTTAGTTCTGCATTGCTTTTAGAAGATGCTGATGGAGATACTAAAGTACAAGTAGAAGAAAGTTCAGACGAAGATAAGATTAGATTTGATACTGGTGGAACTGAGAGAATGATAATTGATTCTACTGGTGTTGGAATTGGGACTAGTAGTCCTTCTGCTAAATTAACAGTTGCTGGTGGTTCAGATATGGGTATTCGTATTATATCTGATGCTGATGGTTATGCTAGTTTGCAATTTGGAGATGTAGATGACTTTGTTCGTGGTGGTATCACTTATAACAGTGCAGATGATAGCTTACAACTAAGAGGTTACAACAATGCAGAACGCCTACGCATAGACTCATCAGGCAATGTTGGAATTGGAACTAGTAGTCCTCTGCAAAAACTTCATGTTAATTCAGGTACTGGAAACAGTGCTGCTATATTTGAAAGCACAGATTCAACCTCGCAAATATGGTTAAAAGATTCAGCATCTTCTACAACATATCAAACAGGAATTGGTTGTCTTGGTGATAATCTGCTATTTAATAATGGTGGAGAAAAGATGAGAATAGACTCATCAGGCAACTTGTTGGTGGGTAAGACTTCAGCAAATGACTTTGCATCAGCAGGTGTGCAAATTGAACCAGCAGGACAAATAACAACATCTATAGGCGGAGATGCTGCATTAAAGCTTAATCGTGGTACTAACGATGGAAACATCATTGAGTTAAATAAAGCAGGTTCATTAGTTGGAAGTATTGGTACTCAAAGTGGAACTGACTTCTTTATTACAGGCAGTGTGTCAGTTGCAACAGGACTTAGGTTTCAAACTAATGAAATTGTACCTGTCAATGGTTCTGCTGGAAATAGTGATGCTGCTATAGATATTGGAAAGTCTAACATACGCTTCAAAGACCTCTACCTTTCAGGCGGTGCTTATCTAGGTGGTACAGGTACAGCAAACAAACTTGACGATTATGAAGAAGGTACTTGGACTCCAACACTTACAGCAGGTGCTTTTAGCTCTGTAGCAGCAACCTATACAAAAGTTGGAAATATGGTAACAATAAATTTAGATGCTGTAGTAGGAACAGGTGGAGCAACAAAAATAACTAACCTGCCTTTTACTTGTGCTAATACTGTAGGTTGTGGTATTTATGCTAGTGGTCAAGCTGTATCTTCAAGAACACAATTTAATTGGGTTATTGCAGGTGTAACAGCATTTTTTCGTGGTACAGGTGATAGTGTAGCTTTTACAACACAATCATTAAGTACAGGAGCTACTATACATGCAAGTATTACATACAGAACATCTTAATAACTAATATACCTAGTGGATTCTAGGTACGGACAAAAGGAGAAAATAGAATGGCAATAACAAAAGAAATAATAGAAGATAAAATAGAAGTTGTAGGAGACTACAAAGCTATACAAGTAAGAACAGCTACAGTCATCAAAGAAGATGGTGTAGAGCTATCAAGGTCTTTTCATAGACACGCATTAGAATGTGTAAGCTCTGTACAGAACGATGACGATAGTTGGACTCATACAGATACAGACGTGTCTGGAGAGTCTACAGAAGTCCAAGGCATAGCTTCAGCCATTTGGACAGACGCAGTGAAGACTGCAAAACAGAACGCTAACGAAGCATCTGCAATATAATAGGAGAAATAATATGGCAATTGGATATACTTGGGATGTTTCAACAGTTGATACTTACCCAACACTAGATAGTAATGCAGACGTTGTTTATAACGTGCATTGGAGATTAACAGCAGAAGACGATGCTAATCAGGATGCTGATGGCAACAACTGGACTGCTACAT